ATCTTTAGGTAATCCATCTTGAAGAGCTTTTATCTTATTTTTTCTTTCATCATCTAAAAGATAACTATCAATTAACTCTTTTAAATCTTTATCTTCTTTATCTTCTTTATCTGCCATTGTCTTAATATTTTATTTAATGCATGATCTGGTTTAGTTCTGAGCATTTTCATATGATGGGAATTTTCCAACTTTTTTATGTCATTTAATGTAAAATTCATAGTACAAAGATAGGTAAAAAAATTAAAAATTAGTATATTTGCAGAACAAAATAATCAAATCAATATATGTGGGAGATATTCCAAAAAATTCTTAAAGACAAAATAACACCAGATCAGTTATTATTACTGTATTCTGTAAATGAACGTATATCAGTTCCACAAATTAATCCTAAATCACAAATAGGATTTTTAATAACACAAGGATATATAGATCAACATAATAAAGATGGTAAAACATCTTACACTATTAATAGAGATGGTAAATCATTAATAAGAAAATATGATAATTATTTCATTAAAGCAAAAAAAAGAACAAGTAATCAATTAATGGGTAAAAATTATACAGCAGCAGTGCAGCAATATAGAGAGATGTTTCCTAAAAAGAAATTACCTAGTGGTAAACCTGCAAGGGTAAATATAAAAACATTAATTGATTGTTTTAGATGGTTCTTTGCAGAGTATGATTATACTTGGTCAGAGATATATAAAGCAACACAAAGATATTTAAATGAATATGAAGATAATAATTACATGTATATGAAAACAAGTCAATATTATATAGTTAAAACATCACAAACAAAAGAAAAAGTTTCTGAACTTGCTGATTATTGTGATATGATTAGAGAAGGAACTGATGATAACATGCAGCACTTTAAAGAAAAAGTAGTATGAGTAAAGCATGGAATGGACAATATACTGCATTTAATGAAGCACTTAAATATATGCTTGATAGACAGAGTGGTAAAGAGAAATCTATACAAACTCCATGGCCTAAATTTAATGATGCTATAACAGATGGATTAGAATGGAATACTCTTACAGTAATTGGTGGAAGACCTGGTTCAGGTAAAACATTAATTAAAGATCAAATAATAAGAGAATCCTTTATACATAACCCTGCAGAAGACTACCGTGTTTTAGAATTTCAATTTGAAATGGTGGGGAGAACCTCAGCAATAAGAGAGTTTAGTTCTATAACAGGTAAAACATATAAAGAATTATGTAGTGCAGGATCTATATTACATGAAGATACATTTAATACATGTCATGCATATGCTAAAGAAAGAGTCAAAAATCCTGTAGATATTATATCAACACCAATGACTGTTAATCAAATGCGTGAACAACTTGATATGTATATGAATGAACATAAAGGTCAGAAGACTATTATAACTTTAGATCATACTATACTAGTTAAGAGAGCACCTTATCAAAACAACAGATTAGATATGTTATTTGAATTAGGTGAATTTTTTACACAAGCAAAACGTGAATATCCATGTATGTTTATTGCTTTATCTCAATTGAATAGAAATATTGATAATCCTGATAGAGCAGTAGATGGTAAATATGGAAATTATGTACTTGAATCAGATATATTTGGTTCAGATGCAATGTTACAACATGCTGATACATTAATAGGATTAAATAGACCTGCTAAACAAAAAATCAGATTTTATGGACCTGATAGATATATAATAGAAGATGAAAAAACATTAGTGTTACATTTTCTTAAAGCTAGAAATGGAGATGCTCGTATGAGTTTCTTTAAAGCTGCATTTGAAAGAATGGAAATCATGGAGATGGATACACCTCCACAACAACAAAGAAAATAACATATGACACCAGAAGAACGTAAAGCAAAAGTTTTAGAATTAAGAACAGAACATGATAACTATTTTGAAAAGTTAAATGAAAAAGAAGTTCTGTATATACCAAAAATGGCATATAGACCAACAGGTAAAGATGATTTACATATATCATTCTTTCCTAGTGAGTTAAAAAAAAGTAAAGATATTTATACTGAATTTGTAAGTATTGAATATGATACTGAAGATCCTAAAAGAACATTATATTTATTAAAATATAATTCAACATGGTTAGAAGATTATGAATTAATTACTAGTAGTTCAGGTTTTCAAAGACATATGGTTCCAGTATCTGAATTAAAAGTAATTAATGATGTGACTGACAGAGGAGAATTACCATTAAATAGTGAAAATCCTGAAGTAGAACAAAGAGCATATAATACATTACCAAATCCAGAAACTGAAAGGGATATAGTTGACGTGTTAAAAGGAATAGAAAAAGCATTACTAAGTATTAATCAAAAATTAAAATAAAATGGCACAAAGCGTATTAGTCATAGCTGACTCTGGGACAGGAAAGTCCACAGCAATTAGGAAATTAGATCCTAAAGAAACATTTATAATTAACATTGCAAATAAACCGTTACCATTTAAAGGATGGAAAAAAGATTATTCAAATATATCTAAAGATAATCCTAAAGGTAATATGACATCAGCTTCATCCGCTCCAGGTATTATTAAAGCAATGCAACATGTAAATGATAAAATGTCACATATCAAAACATTAGTTGTTGATGATTGGCAATATATGAGCTCTTTTGAATATTTTGATAGAGCAAATGAAAAAGGATATGATAAATTTACCTCTATTGCAGCTAACTTAGCACAAGTTGCTAAAATGCCTAAAGATATGAGAGAAGATTTAACAATATTCTTCTTAACACATTCTGAAGAAAGTACAGATGTAAATGGACATAGAAAAGTAAAGGCAAAAACTGTTGGTAAAATGATAGATAATGCATTAACTTTAGAAGGTCTATTTTCAATTGTATTATTTGGAAAAGTAAGGAAAACAGAAGATGGATTAGAATATGGATTTGATACACAGAACAATGGTGAAAACACTTGTAAATCACCAATGGGAATGTTTGATGAATCCTTTATAAATAATGATCTACAGTTTGTAAAAGACTGTATAACAAAATATGAATCTTAAAAAAAAGTAAAATGAGTGAATTAAATTTAAAAAAGAAAACTATGTTAAACACAAAAGGACTACAAGCAGGATCTGGTAAATTAAGACCAGTTCTGGGACCAGGAAACAATGAAATCAAAATTAATAGAATAACATATGATATAACACCATATGATTCTGAAGCACATAATATTATGCTACACATAGAAGGTAGACCTCAAGGAAATGATTTTGAAGGATTTCTTAGAGATATGCAAAATGAATCTTTAGGAAGATATGATGGACAAGTAGGAAGAATTAGAATGACTCCATTTCCATATAAAAATGCTACATTACCTAGTGGTAGAGAGATTAATAAAGATCAAGAAGTTCTTAAATCAATGATATTTCTTGGTGAAGTTCTTAATATGAGAGAAGATTTAGATTCTATTGAGGCAGAAACAATTGAAGACTTTATGACTCAATGTAATACTTTATTCACTAATGATGAAAAAGGTTCTACATGGATGAATAGTTGTTTAGCATCTAGAGAATGGGAGAATAAAGAAGGTTATATTAATAATGATTTATACATTCCAAGAATTTCTAAAGATGGAGTAGGTCTTGAAAAATTAGATATAGAAAACTCTAGATTAGTGAAATTTGATGCATCTGTTCATGTTAGACCAGTTGCAAAAAAACAAGAAAATAATTCTTTTGAACCTAAACAAAATAGTTCAACAGGAGGAGACTTTGAATTGTAAATAAATTAATAGTGAAGGGTGTTGAATGGCGTAATATTTCCCTGACGAGGTTATACCAGCTTAATTGAGAAAGAATACCACTTGCGGTGCCAACTCTCAGCCCTAAACTATTTTTAATTATGATTAGTACAAAGAATTTCATATCAAATCAAAAGGATATTGATACAGCCTGGGTGTTTGAGTTCTACCTAGACTTACCAGAAAGATTATTTGGACAAGACTTGCAAGTTAAATCTATTTTTAATCCTTCTGAGAGAACACCAAGTATGTTTATATATTATGATAAAGGTTCAGGCCAATATAAATTTAAAGATTTCAGTTCAGGTACACAAGGTAGTGCAATAGACATAGTTCAA